TTAGAATAATATAATTTCTTTTCTGTGACTAGATTCAGCATCTTATTGAAAGAAAACCTATTCAAAAAAGATTTGCATAAAACATCACTAAAGTTACCGTATTTAATTAAGCTTATTAAATCTCTTTGATATTTTCCTCCAAAATTCACAGGAATATTGGCGTTATTTTTAATTCCTGAAATTTTATAAAGTCTGCATCTATTCATCATTTCTATAAATTGTGCTCCAAATATATCATTGCTTTTCAGAAAATAAGCACTACTCCTACTTGTTATATATTTATTATTATCTATAAAACTTTTATCTTCACACTTAGAAAATATTTGGGAAATTGTTTTCACTCCATTGTCAAATACTGAAGATCTGAAATTCTGGATTCCGACTATTTCAGAACATAAAAAAGAGAAAGAATCTTTAGTTTCAGAAGCTTCAAGGGCAAACATTTTAGGAAACAAAGTGTTGAATTTAACAAAGTCTTCAACGTATTTAACAGGCAACAGTATCACTTCATTTTTATCATCAGAATGTACCACTTGAAACCAATTTTCAGGTTTCAGAATGTAATTGTGTCTTGTTTTCAAATAATTTATAAACAAATGTTTTCTGAGTCTTTGTTCTAAAGCATGAACAAAAGAGCTTATGTTATGAAACAAGCCTTGTGCCCATGAGTATTCATACTGTAAATAGAACTGTTTTGAGGTGTTATCAATCTTAAAATGCTGTTTCAAATCTTCAGGAAGTTTTTCGTATTCTTTACCAATGTAAACTTTAGGTTTTGCTGTGGCATTCAAGCAAAAAGTTAAAAGTTCTGTGATTTCTGGTCCTAAAACGCCGTTTTTGTTCAGTATATCAACTAAAATTTCAAATTTTCTAAAAATATCACGTCCTGACCAAGAAGACATGTCACCATTGTGGTAGAAAATTACTTCATGAGATTCTTTTTTCTTCATCAATATTTTAGTATAACTCCTTATCAAGTCTAACTTATTTTTTTGACTTTCAACTACCATCTCTCTTTCTTCCATTTTACAAAGTTTCTTAAAGATCTTCTGAATGATTGATGTACAAACTTTTCCAGCTATAGTCTGCTCATATATTTCACGGGATGATTCATATTGACTTTTCTTTGCTAAAAGTAAGACATTAGCTTGTAATTTATGATTTTTCACATCATCCAAAATTTTGTTAAATATAGAAACAGGTTCTATCAGATCTGAACCCTTAAAATTGTTATCAATGTATTTCCTCATATTGTCTAGATTACTTGTTTTAATCTTTTCAGATTTGTTGTTTTCAGTAGCGGATTTCCTCATATTTATGAAATCAGATTCAAAAGAAAGATTTATCTCTTTTTCTAAATATTTTTTCATCTCCACATCATTTAAAGACTGAAATTCGGAAGATAACTTTTTTTCATTGGCAAATAACTTGACTGATTCATTCATCAATGATGCTATGAGAAATTTATCATTCAGATTAACAGTGAAAGCTTTGAATATTAAACCTCCATTTCTCTTCTCCTCTGATTTTATATAATTGTTATTGGCTATTATAGTTTTTACAAAATTTACAATGTCATGATGATAATTAGTTGTATCTTTCATAGCAAAAGTGTAAAAAACTGACATCTCTATCATATTTTCAAAATTATTGCTTTTCAAATTCATGAATTTAAAGGTTATATCTTTCATATTCTTATCCTTGTTTTGAACTTGTTTTTGCTTTTGATCCTCATTTTGATAAAAGGCTGGAACCAATATACGTTGCATCTTTTCTTTGCTTTCTATATTTTCAGAGATATTTCTTAACACTTCTCTTGAATAATAATAGTATATATTTCTATCTGTTATATTTTTTCCTAAATATTTATCAAGGAGATTTTGAATCTTCGAATAGGCTGACAAACTTATTATATTGCTGTATTTAAAAGTTGATAATAAGCATTTCGAAAAAGTCCCACCGATAAAAAGAAGATTGAACATCTTTAAGAAAAAGATTCTCAAATCAATGATGCTTTGTCCTCTGATATAAAAAAGATAACACAAAGTTAAAAGATCATAAAAAACTTCAGATTTATGAATAAGATCATCATAAGAACTATTCAAGAGTTTCGTATAGTGACAATTTCCTTTGCTGTTGCAAAAAAAGTTGTGATCAGGCATTATAGGGGAATTAGTTGTGAATAATACATAATCAATCCTTGAAAAAGAGGAATAAAGCTTCTTTGTGGTTAGTATTATAGCTGTCATATCAAACATGTTCTCAGACATTTTGACAAAGTTCTTGCTTTTACAAGTTATATTCAAAGATGCTTGTGCTATATTATACATGAGAGTGCTGAGCTTGAAACAGCTTTCTATGTTGTAGTTCAAAAATAAATTAATGAACTTACTAGATTCTTCATTGAAGTTCTCCATATGAGGCATATCATAGTAAGAAAGGAAATAATCAGCATCTAAAGATCTACCTTCCTCGTTTGCTAAGTTTTCAAAAGCATTGTCATAAATAGCATCATCAATATTATCTTCACAGATCGAATAGAAGTCTTTCACTTCGAAGACACTCTTATCTTTTTGTTCTTTTGTATCCAATTTTGCTGACATCTTTGAATTTCGCTTTTCAACATACTTCATGATTTTTTCTTTGAAACCATCTTCTAACCAATCCAAAGAATATGATGAATTTTTATAATATTTTCTCATCATTTTTGTTAAATTCGAAGTGTGAGTTTTTATCTCTTCTTTGCTTGTTTTTGGATGAATTGCAGAATAACTAGCTATTATCTTATTTATTTCTGAAAATTTCATCTCTTTTATACTGTCAGCAGGCACTTCCAGCTTAAATATAATGTAATTTCTGATATTCTCCATAATTGCTCTTTTCTGTAATTCATTTTCTTCATGGTGTTTGACGATTTCAGGAACTTGTCTAGATCTCAAACAAGAAGTTAGGAATAACGATTTTTTCTTAGAATCACAGACAGTTTTCTTTCCTTTATTGAAATTAATATGAAGATTTTCATTTG